CAATGCGAGTAGACATCTCAAACATGTCGAGCCAAGCATCAAAGAATTTATTTGCCCCGCTCAAAGACTTGATGACACCATTTTGGTCTGCCGAGTTGACTGCATCAGTAAGATTATCTTTGATGGTTATGCCTTGCAGGTATGCCACTCGACCGCCTAGTTCGTAATACTCTCTAAGGTCTTTATAGAAAGGGTCGGTCTTGGCAAGACGAGCCATCTCAGCTTCATTACCACGACTAAATGCAAGCGAGTATTTGGCAGTTTTAGTAAAACCGTTCTTGGCTAAGATACTAGCCATTTCAGTCATTACCTGAAACCCACGCTTACCAGAAGTCTCAGCACCAAGCACCCCTGCATAGGTGAATAAGTTACGCAGAAAGTCCATCGGGGCAAACGCTGGGTTAAAGCGGGTGTGCATCTGCCCAAACATGCTGGTGGCTTTGCCTAGGCTATCAACAAACCAATTGTCATCACGTAACGGGCGTTTGATAGCCTCAAGCATTTGCCTATCGTTGATTTCATAAATTTGAATTTTACCGTCGGGCAAATAATGGAATATATTTTTTACACCACGTTTAAGTTCTTCATTAAGTTTGTTGTCAAATCTCTGTTCAAACGAAACTGTCTTTACAGGCTTACCACTGATTATTTTTGAGTCTATTAGGTTTTTAATTGAAAGCGTAACCCCAGCCTCATGCCTACCAAGCCGCATGGCGGATTTGCTAGCTTCATTAAGAACATTCAGGATTGGGTTATCTGCGTCAGTGATACGACCATCAAAAGCTTCTTGTTTGTCTTGAAGATCCCCACCAACGTTTTGCCCAAAGTAATCTAATTGATAGTCAGAAGGCCCAGTATCAGGTCTACCCTTAAACGGGAAGTAAAACTTAAAGTCATAGAAATCAACTAAGTTCTGTACTGGCGGTGAAAAGTAGTTTGATTTTTTGTTAAGGTCAATCGTTGTCTGTTCAATCTTTTGAAGTATGTCTATAAGTTTTTCAGCTTTAGTTTTATTGTCGCCGCTAAACGCACGACCAAATGCCTCTATTTGATCTAAGCTATACGGGCCTAGTGTGTTGTAGGCTTCGTTGTTCATATCAAATAGTGGAGAAGTCTTAACCCCCTTTGCCGCCACAAGTGCTTCCAACTTTGCAAGCAGTTTTTGAGCTTCTTGTTTAGCCGCAGCGTCGCCCAATTTATTTCGGTCTATTTTAATTACGTCTTTTATGATGCTGTCACGATCCCTAACTGCTTGGTTATCAGTAAGGGGTACTTCCCGCAGGTATTTAATTTTTCTACGTTCTGGGTCATGCAAGTGAATTGCATACATGTGTAAGCGAGCTAAAGCATCTTGTACCGTAATACCCATAGACTTAGCTAAATCGGCCAACATGTCGTTGGCCTTACTGATGTCTGTATAAAAATGCTTTTGGTATGCGTTTTCCGCACGGCCTGCTGATGTAGCTAAGGCCGTACCCAAGTTGTTTTGGTCTTTGCCAAACGATATTAATTTACCAACTCTACGTAAAATATTATTTATACGATCAACTCTATACCTATAGTTTTGTGCTTGCTCAATAATTCTTGTACGACCATCTTTATTAAAAGCATCTTTAAGCGCACGAGTTTTTGTGGCAAGTGTTGGCTTTTCAGCTTCCATCTTTGACACAAGACGATTACCCGTTTCTTTGATAGTTTTTTGAGCCTCGGCATCAGTTATTTGTAAAGACTTATCAAACTCTGGTATGGCTTCTGGCGCACTAAGAATTTGTTCAAAGTTTGCCATGAGGTCAAACAGAGCGTTTTGTTCATTTAGTTCTACACTAGCTACGTCAGTCTGCACAGCAGAAGTGTCACCTCTGCCAGCAATGATGGCAGCATCCACAAGACGATTTATTCTTGATTCATATTCTTGTTTAGATATTTTTTGTGGCTTTTCGCTAGGACGTTTCTCTCCTTTTTTGCGCCCACTTTTACCGTATTCAATCTGTTCGATTTCTATGTCTGGTATTTGATACTCTTCCTCTGCAATTGCTTCTAATTCTTCAAGTGCTTCTACGTTTTCTAGAGTAGGCTCAACTCTTTCTTCGACAGTATCCCGCAAAGCCTGAATACTGTCATACAACTCACGTTTTCTAGTAGGTACAAATTCTTTTGGCGTTATACGTAGGGTTTTTAAAAGCCCTTTTATACCCAACAAGTCCGCTATCCTATCAACCAAAGTACTCCATGTACTTGGTAATTTTGCTGTAGGCATGGGCGAAGGCATCTTACGTAAGACGGTCTGCATATTAGGATCAGACAATCCGTAAGATATAAACTCATACACGTTTTCAAACGCGTTTGGAAAACTACCTTTTATACCAGGGTTTCTTTTTGCCGCGTTGTATATTTTAATTATGTCTTGAGCAGCTTGTTTTTGAGTATCTGACATCCCCGCTCTATTACCCGTAAGATATTTATACATCATCTTAACGGTGACAGCATGAACAAGTTCATGCATCAGGGCGGTTTCATTTAATGCCCTATCAGTAATAGTAAGAGTATCTGTGCGTGGGTCGTATTCCGCAATAAATGTGCTGGCTTTGCCTTCAGATCTCAAAAGACGCGCTGCCTCTGCGCGAGTAGATGGGTCTTTAGATAGTGTGGGTATATATCTAAGTTTTGTGTCGATACCACCTAAGTCACGTATAAGTGAAGCAATACCTCTATTAATAGCACCGGATAACCGAGTACCTCCAGTAACAGCTTGTAAAAACGAAGTGCCTGTATACGGTTGCTTTTTCTGATAACCTTTAGCTAAATTAGCTAAGTAATCAATTACTGTTTTTAAATTACCCTGTTTAGCTGCTTCTGAAATATCAGTAGGTAATTCAGTACCAGCCATACCAAGTTTTTCTGCTTGGATCTCACGTTGAGCTTTACCGTATGCAGTTTCTGCTTTACCTTCATCTAATTCTTCTTTAGTTACTTCTTCAGTACCTAAAGATTCATTATAGTTTTGTATCGCATCAAAACCTTTTATTACTTGCTCGCCCGTTACTTTACCTTTAAGAGGGGCTTCGCCAAGATAGGCTTGTTGTTCATCTTCAGTGAGTTCAACAAACGAAGGTAAATTTAATTTACGTAGTTTTGATTCAATCCTACGATTTATTTCGTAAGCTGCTATTGAATTAGCTACTATATCTGCTCGCGCCCCTGCTTCATCAGTAAAAGATTTTTTCTTGTCGCGGTAGTCAGATAATTTAGCTAAGGCTTTGGTAGCGCCTGCTGGGGTCAGATCTTTACCCAAGGCATCCACAAAAACTTCACGTTCATCAGCCGTTAATTTGCCACCCTTTTCTTCGCCAGCTTTTATTTCTTCAGTCGTTAAATCGCGGAACAGTTTAGGCAACCCACGAGTTTTTAAACTCTTAGATCCTCTTGCGGCAGCGTCTTCATAAAGGGCTGCTATGCGATCTTGTTGCTGAGCGTATCTTGTCTGGTCAAACGGTCTTAGTATTTCTGACGCAAAATTAAAATCTTCTGGGTCTATTGGTTTGTTTTGCCTTAATTCATCTCTTACTGAATTAACAAAATCTAGCTCTTCTTCAGACAGGGTCTCTTCAATTTCTTTTAAGCGAGCTTCTTCATTAGCTCCAATTGAAACAGCACCTTTATTTTTTGCAGCTTTTTTTCTAGCTTCAAGCGCAGCTTTAGCCGCAGCTCTTTTATCGCTTAAGTCTTTTGGTTTAGTTTCAACAACGGGTTCGGTTGTGGTTGCAGCGGCACCTGCCACTGCTGCTCCTTGAGCAGGCGCTTCTTCTCTTGCTTCTTCTTTTTGCTGGGCTTCAGGGGACGTAACGACACTGAGGGTTCCTTGTTGAGTTGCAGGGGCTTGTTGTTGGGCTAATGCAATGTCAGGTTGTTGCGCTCCCACTCCAACCTGCTGAGAAGCATCTGTAGCACTCCCCATTCCGTCGGTAGAAGGTGGTGCAGCTCTTCCGGTAGTGGTTTCACCTCCGGGTCTGACAGATAGATCAGTGCCTGTTCCACTTGGCTGTTGGTCAACTTGGTCAAGTTGCTCACCTTGTTTCTCCTCTGTAGCTGGTTTAGGCGTCAAAAATTTAGTCAGCGCATTGACTAATTCTTGGTTATTTTTGGCGCGTAAAAAACCTTTAACTTGCGTTTCAGGCAAGCCTAAAAGACGAAGACTATTCTTGATCTCATTCTTAACGCCCCTTTCTTTTAGGGCTTCTGGGTCAATAGTGAACCTTTCTAAGTCTTTGAGTGTAGTTTGAACTTGTGCAGGATCAAGATCTTCAAGCTTTAACTTCTTAGCTTTCTTCTGGGCTTCGTCAGTTTCTTCAGTCGTCGTTTCTTGTTCTTGGTCTTTTAACGTACGACGAAACTCTTCAGCTTGTTGGTCACGCGGCGTAGTCCCAGGCAATGCACCCAACCCTGCACCTAGTCCTGCACCTGCCAAACCTTCAAGGGCTGCTTGCCCTGCAACCCCTCTAAACGTAGGAACGTCAAAGCCTGCGCGTTGCAGTGCAACATTCTCAGCTAATTGTTCTTGACCAGCCTGCGCCATTTCAGGCACAGCTTCAGTAGCCCCTGCGGTAGCCGAACGACGTAATAACCCAGGTGCCGCAGCCTCAACTCCTTCTTGAGCTGCCTTCTGAGTAAAGCGTTTTAGGAGAAGATCTTCAACACCGATCTTACCGGCTATACCACCAAGCACCGTACCCGCTAAAACTTGGCCCCAGTTTTCTCCTGTGTAGGACTGAGCTTCACGAGCTTTACGCTCGGCAACTTTGGGATCTTCTCCAGAATCTGTGAGCGCACTTTTAACAGCTTCGTAAATCGTGCCTTTGACAGTACCTGCACCCATCGCCGCGCCGAGTCCAGTCTGTACTGCGCCAATACCCGTTGCTCCTAACCTAGCTACTGAACCAAGAAGACCGCCAGCAACAATCGGTGCGGCAGTGCCAAGAGCTTGGGAGAGCATATCAACAGGCGCAGTAGCAAAGGCTTGGACTGCGGCAACAAGCTGATCACCGATGCCTTTATCCTCGGCATCTTTCATGATCTGGGCTATCTTCTTCTGGTCATTCTTAGCCTGTGCCGAGTACAGCTCACCAAGCATATCCTCCATGCCACGGTAGGCTTGCGATACAACATTATCAGGTCCAAAAGCATCCGCAATCATGCGGATACCCTGTGCGGCACCGCGTGCTATACCAATAGGTACGTCTGCTACTTGACGTAGAACAGATTGTTTTTCTGGTTTTGGCTCTGCCGCTGGTTGTTCTTTAGGTTTATGAAGCTCATCATAAACACGTTGGGCCTCTGCAAGAGAATCGGTTGGTTGCCCTCTCAAAGACCTATAGGCATTCGCAACTGTTTCAAAATCAGAGGTGCCTTTTTTATCTTCGTTTTCAATCAACCATTTTGCATAAGCAGATAGCCGATCCATTTTATCTTCCTATCCCAGCAATTCTATCGGCAGCAGATAAAGCGGCGTTGTTCTGTGACGGTCTACCGGTTCTATAATCATTTATGTATCTTTCTCTAGCAAGTTTCGCAGCGGCTGCTCTTTGAGCAATAAGTTGGTCAAGTTTATTTTGCTGAGAGGTTAAAAAGTCAGGAGTGAGTGCTGCTGTTTGATTACTCATAGCTGTTTCCACAGCTTTAATACGAGCATCATACGAATCAGTCGCGGCTTTTTCTGCTCTTGTTAACCCTTCAACATATTTTTGATCCGCTAACAAACCTTTAGCTTCAAGTCTAGCTTCTCTTTCCTCTGCTATACGTCTGTCAGATTGGGCTAGCTGCGCTTTAACTTCATCTCTTCTAGCTTGCAACTGGGCCATAGCAATATTTTCACCACTGGTTCTACTTCTAGCTTTTTCATCAAGGTTATAGAACGAGTTAACAGCAGTTGAATAAAGCTCGGCTTCTTTAGTTTTGGCAGCATCCACTTTGTCTTGCCTACGCTCAACCATACTAAGAGCAGTTGCAGATTTTGTACGAGCTGCTGTTTGCTCGGCAGACTTGAGTTCCATCTCAGATTTATCAAGTTCCCGACGGGCTTTTTGATAATCCTTAAGATCTTGCCCAAATCCTTTAACAGCTTCAGAAGCGCCCTTACCAATATTGACAAAAGCATAAGGCGAAGACCCGCCAAGTATGCCAAGACCAGCCTCAAGAAGCCGCATGTTAGCTGCCTCTTTTTTATCTGTCTTAGCCTCTTCCCTCATTGTGTCTATGCGGCTTTGTATCTTTTCAAAAAATTTAGGGTCAACCCCAGATTTTTCTTCGATTGTTTTTATTCGTTCTAAAGCAGCTTCATCAGTCAAAGCTTCTGGCTTTGGTAGCCCAGCCACATTTACAAGGCTTCTAGCCCTTTCTTCTGGAGATGCAGCAAAGTCACCAGTCTGGCCTGATCCCACAAAAGGTAATGAAGGCACAGTTGAAGAAAGACCTGTAGTTGCCACAGCTTGTTTAACAGCGTCTTTGTTTGCTTGAGTCTGTCCCTGATCTGCTGTCCTATTAGCAAACGGATCAATCTTGGGTCTACCCGTAGCATCGGCTCCAGGAGGAGCTGTCATTGTGCCGCGCTGTCCTTGTTCATACTGCTGCAAATATTTCTGCATATCAGCGGACATATTTTGCGGCATAGCTCCACGTTGTGGTTGACCGGCTCTTTCTATGAATTCACTATAGGTAATATATTCCCCTGTATTAGGATCACGTTTCTTACGTTGATTCATTGGACGAGAGAACAACTCAGTAATCCCACGGGTCATAGGGCCGTACATACCACTATCTTCAACAGGTAGTTGATCCCAAGTAAATCCCGCTAGTCGTAAATCGCTAGGCTGTCCAAGTTTTACTGCCCCTTGATTCTGAAACCGCTGCACGTCCCCACCACCAGCAAATGCAACCATGCCGCCATCAGCATAGTCAAACATGTTGTCAGGTACGGGTAGGCCGGAGATGCCACGCTCCATCGCAGGTGACGGCACTTGGTTATTACTGACAGCAACTTGACCGCCGTAGGCCATACCGACTGGAGCTTGTTGCGGTGCAGCAGGCGGAGGCATAGCGGGTTGTGGGGGCGGTGCCATTCCAGTGTCTTGAGCGACTGTCGTACCGGATGGTGGTTGAGTGTTTGCAGCGACAATCCGTTGGATCGTCATCATCGCCATGAGTGCAGTCGTGGGGTCAATCTTTCCCGCAGCAGCGTCCATCTTCAGGCGTTGCACGTTAGATCCGTAAGTGGCAACAATGTCACCAACCGTACGATCTGCGGTCCTATTAACCGCTTTTTCTAGTGTCCGAAGGCTCATCCTTTACCCCCGCCAAGCATGTTATACAGCCCAATCCCTGTCAAGCCCAAGCCGGTTAACTGACTAGCAAAGCTCGGTGGGGGTGTAGTTGCCGTTTGTGTGGAACCCTGCATCGGGATACCCCGCAACAGATTAGAGAGTTGACCCACTTGAGTCATACCATATTGTGCTTGATCTGTAAGTTGTTGACGCTGAGCATCCATTTTCTGCTGCTCAATAGCACGTTGTAAATCACCAAACGCACCTTGTGTCTTGAGTACGTCAAGCTGACCAGCAAGTTGTTGTGTACCAAGCTGACCGAACGTACCTGCTAGCCCACCAAGTCCTTGGGCCGCACCCAGCCTAGTTTGTGCAGCCTGCTGCTGTGCTGCCTGATTTGCTAATTGCGCCTGAAGATCTTGCCCTGCACCGAGCTGCTGAACCCCAAGTGCTGCTTGCAGGTTCTGACTACCGATACCCATTTGTGCTGCACGATCCCGCTCAAACTGAGCTTGAGCATTTTCAAACGCAGACTGTAGACCTTTAGCTTGAATATCCGCCAGTGTTGATTGAAGTCCTGCTTCTCTTGAACCTTGGAGTAGTGTTTGCCTAGCACCACCATAAGTGCCTTGACGCGCCGCAGCAAGATTCTGTCCTAACTGTGCTTCTCTAGCTGATTTAAGTGCCGCCGCCTGTTGACGATCCACAACCGACTGCATGTACGGCGACATGTAATTCTGAACTTCGGCGGCGCTGAACTGCCTAGCGGGGTCAAGTTGATAAGTAGTTAGCTGTGGCCCAGCTACGCCTAGCCCCTGATAGTTTTGGAGTGCTTGCAGTCCTGATGCCGCTGCTTGCCCAGCCTGTGTACCTAGTTGATATTGCCCAGGCGTACCCATCGTACCGAGCTGTTGTCCAACCGCTTGTTGGAAAGGCGAAAGATCAGCAACGCTGCCTCTGCCCATTAGCCCTGCTTGGAACAGTGGAGCATATTGCTCTTGATAAGCAGCTTGGCCTGTTAGCCCTTGAGGTCTTTCCCCGGTTATTCTAAAAATTTCAGATACACCACGACCAATTAGTCCTGGTTTGTAGCCTGTTTCGCCTTCTTTGCCGGTTCCTAGATAAAACTGCTCTAGGACTTTTGGTATCTCGGCTGCGGTGGTAATTGTTTGCGTAGTGCTCATAGTTATTTCCTCAAGCAGGCATCAAACGACCCGTGTCTACTTCGGGCGGTTGTTCTGTGGTGCCATGTCGTGCTTTTCTAACTCGATCCATCATGGCGTAAAGTTTCTTAGACCCAGCGTTACTGGAGCCGTTACCTAGATCTGCAACAACATCGGCAGGGATCACAAACTCTCCATCGGCAAGACGCGCCTCTTGAACACCCTCGATGGTAGCAGGCACACTATCACTCATGCCATCCCCTGCGCCATTTATTGTGCGTGGTTCGTTAGCAGGCCCAGTGGCACCCCCCGCAGCAAGTGCGCCAAGCCCAGCCATACCACCTGAAGCTGCACGGAACGGCACACGTCCAAGTGTTTCGGCAAACAAATCTGCCCCACGGCGTTTTTTACGTTCTTCTTCCTCTTCTTGTGCGGCCATAGCCTGTGCGTACTTGTCACCTTCAGACACCATACCGGCTGCACTAATTGCCATCGGCACCGCATACAATGTGCTTATGGGTTGATCTGCCACTGATTGAAATTTTTCAAATCCAGCAACTGCTTTGTCTTTAATGGTGTCTAGCGCAGAAGGTTGAGTAACTGGGGGTGTGCCAGGAGAAGCATTGAAAGCACCTAAATCAGCCGTAGGCATACTCGGAGTCATTATTTCTTTTGCAAAGTCAGTAGGTACTGTGGATATTTCTGGGGCAACAGGTAACGTAGAAGGACCACCAAACATCACACTATTCCCTACATTTCCAGCCATAAGATTTGGATCTGTAAACCGACTAGCCGTATCAATAGCTGCCTGTGGTGCTGCTCCTGCACCTGTGGGTGCGGCTCCGCTTGTAAGCCCAAGATTTTGTGCGGCACTGCCAATGCCATAAGACATCAAGCCTGACATCAGACCGCGTTTAAAGTCAAAACCTTTCTCGCCGCCAAGACCGCCAGCAACACCAGAAATTAGTGCTTTAGTAGCAAGTCCTAACCCAGGGATAAACGGCGCTATGAACGGAGCAACTTTACCTACAGTCTTTAATACTTTCCTCCAACTGAAGTACTCAGGCAGGCCAGTCTGTGGATTTATAGTACCCGCACCACCTGCGGCTTGTAGCATCTGAGCTTCTTCGGGGCTAATGTGAGCTAGCATTGTGTCGCCAAACCGACCCTTTTGTGCCATCTCTTGAGCGTAGCCTTTCATGGCAATACTGCCTAGACCACGACCGACACCACCGCCTTCGGCGTATTGATAAAGCCCTCGAATACCGCTTGTAGCTGGAGCTACTGACTTAAACATGGTTGCTGGGAAGTATTCAGCACCGGTCCGTCCTTGTCTAAGCATCAAATGACGTAACGCCGCTTCTTGGTCGGCAGGACTCATGTTTGCACGCGCAGCAGCTTCTAGTCCTTTAAGCTCAGGGCCAAATAAAACATTACGCGGCACATCAAAAACACCCTGCTTACGCGCTAGTTCTACCGTAGCGGGAGTAAGCCCAAAGTCTTCAAACGAGAACTTCTTCTCCCCAGCCATTTCTGTTTTGCCACCTTCGGCAAGGGCTATTGGTCCGCCAGCGTAAGTTTGCACTACATCATCTGCAAAAGGGTCTTCTTTTGTTGGTGGAGTTCCCCCACCTCCTGGAGGTGTGTCTGGAGTACCCGCTTCTCTAATAGGCGCGTCCGGTCCTTCACGTTCTCCAAACAATATCCCAGGTATATCTAAATACCCTAAGTCAAAATAATCTTTATCTACTCCGCCAGTTGTAGTACCGCCAGCATCACTTACACCACCTACGCCACCACCAACACCTATACCACCACCAACACCTATACCGCCTGCGCCACCACCGATAAACGAAGATCCTTCCCCGCCAACCGTATTACCTGCACCACCAACCGTATTACCCGCACCGCCAACCGTACTACCTGCGCCTCCCGTATTTGTTCCTACAGAACTAGGTGCCCCACCATAAGTTAACGAAGGGGCAGCTAACGCATTAACCTGCGGTGGTGCAACTTGTTTTGCAGCGTTTATAGCCGCCGTTCTTTCTGCGGCTAATTGTTTTTGAGCAAAGAACTGTGTAGGTGTCAAACCAATAGCGGCTTGGATATCAGTCTCTGGGATGTTGTACCGAGACATTTCATACGCAACAGACTGCGGTGTTATCGATGGGTTTGCAAAGTAGTTAGCAATATTTTTAAAGTACTGAGACTCTCCAATACCGCCCGGACGAGTTGCATAAGACAATCCTGCGGAGGGCTGCTCCGTTAGCGTCCCCATACCACTAGGCCCAATAGAACGAGTCATCGTTCTTAAGTTGGGTTGCCCTACATATTCCGATACAAGCCGACCTAGCCCACGCGACGGAGCTAGTTGTGTTGGCGCTTGATAAGGCGCATTAAAACCTGTCGGCACTGGGCTTGTAGGCGCACCTGCTGGTAACCCCAAAAGCTGAAAAGCTGCATCTGTAGCATTTGCCGGATCGTTGTATTTAATAATGGACTTAATCTGGTCCGGGGTGTACATCTTCAACAGATTCTGAACATATCCACGTTTGGTGTCTAAGCTAGCACCACTGTTCCACTGCAACCCACCGATGTTGTAGATTCTGCTTGAGGTTGGTATATCTGCGGCAACCGCACTAAGAGCCGCACCAAGCCCAGTATTTGTAGTAGTTGTGGGGATTGTAGTAGTTGTAGTGTTTGTCGTCCCAGTGTTTGTGGTGTTTCCAGTGTTTGTGGTGTTTGTGGTGTTTGTGGTGTTTGTAGTCCCAGTGTTTGGTTGGGCCAAAGCTGCTATTTGGGTATCGTTAAAACCTTGATTAACTCTGGCGGCAACCGTGGATTTCGCAAGTCCTGTAGCAGTTGCTAAAGCATTAATTCTAGCGGTGTACGCATCGTTAGCCTGTGAGTAAAGATCTTGGGCTATATCTGCGGTAACCGCACTTTCTTGCGTTGCACTGGGCTTTTTATTTAGCCCGTTAGCAAGCATCCAAGTAATGGTACCTTCGTCAATACCAGCACTCTCTAAATCTTTTGCTGTTATATCGTTGGCGTTAAACCAATTAATTTTTTTCTGAGCGTCGTATTTTGTTGGGTCCGCCCAATCAGCAGGAAGTGTAAGTGCCATTATTTATCTCACGCAATAGTTACAGTTGGCGCATAACCAGCTAGTGTAAGAGACTTTGTTGGGTTAATTACGAATCGGTTAGGAATAGCAGAAACCCATGACAGCGTTGCAATTACAGAAGGAATGGCTGGTCTACTTGGACTAGACGAGGTAGGTAACGTTTGGATACTAACAGCGACATCGTCAGTTTTCCACATGATTTCTACGTAGTCTCTGGCGTTTAACTCTGTAAAAAAATTAAGTGCGGCAATTAAGTGCCCATCTACACCACCATGACTGTTTGGCACGGAGTATCTAGAATTTGAATTCGCTATGTTTGTACCGTTTTTTCTAAACCAAATATCTATGTCATGAATTTGCGCATCAGTATTAACGAGTTGAATACTAAATTGAAGATTATATAACCCGCTTACATAAGGAGTAATTCTTGAACTATTCTCAACAAAAACTCCGTTTGAATAATCAGTCGTGTTGTACGTTACTGGATAAGCAGTTGTTGTATTCGCAGCAATTTGATCAGTGCTATCTTGAAACGCGCCGTAGGGTACAACCAGTCCAGATCCAAACCCCGAAAGCGTGCTTGCGGTTACACTGCCTCCACTAAATGATCCACCAATAAATTGATTCGCACGATAAGACTGTGCCTCGTTAGGAGACAACGAATCCAAACGGTTAAAGTACAAACGCAACGCACGAATAAACTCGTTTTGCTGACGTACGTCATACTGTGGAGGCGGTAGCGGTAGCGCAGGTGCCCTGAACCCAACAAGCGCCATGACTATCTCTTACCATCCGGGCGTACGTCAAGACGAAGCGAACCTAGCTGCCATTGCACTCCTAACTCGGTGGACTCTACCTTTAACGCCATCTGCCTACCACGGGCACGAATAAACACCTGATCTGTGTACTGGTCAATCGTTGCGCTACTAGAAATAACACTCTGAGTATCCGACGCAGTGTTTGCGTAAGCACTTCCTGAGAACCTCTTAGGACGCATGGTCATCGTTACGGTCGGTGAAGCGGCTGTCGATTCCGTAAAGTTAAGGTCAGGCAGTAACCGTCTAGTCAGCATAAACTGCTCTCCGTCACCCAAGTCAAAATCAGAAGACTGGATGTAAGAAGTCATGGGAGCGCCGTCGTCGTTGACTCCATCTTCGTGCGCGTATACGTAACCTATATCTTCATTTTCACCTGTTTTACAAGCAATTGGGTTACCACGGAGCGCGGTATCTAGCCAAGCTGTACGAACGATTTCGCCGTAGTACCAAGCGTTTTCTAAATGATTAAAGATGACGTAACGGTTATTCCACGTTGACTCTGCGCTTGGATAAAACCACCAAATCTCGGTAAACCCTTCGTTACTCCCGCAGACAATTTGGTCTGATTGGTTTAAATTTATATCTTGAAAGACGTATTGACGCAAGGTACAAGGCAGCGTCTGCACCTGACCTGTATATACATAGAACTTATCCTGCCCCATCCAATACGTGACGTTGTTTGCTGTAGCTACTGCACGCGGCCCAATAATAGAGATGTTGTCAGCTAATTCTTGCAGCCCAAACACATCGGTCGTGCCCAGATACTGCATCGAATAAAGACTGGAGTTTGTCCAAATCAAAATCTCTTGGCGCGTCGCTAACGCACGGACAATTTCCGAGCCTCTAGAAACCCGGATAAATCCAGCAGAATTAGATGTTGACGGAGTCCAATTTTGCGGCTCGTCTTGATTAGCCCAACGAATAAGCAAGGGATCAAAATCAGTCACCGCCCCACCATAAGGTTGACAACCAAAAGCCAAAAGATGTTTGTCGTTCTGAGACACTAAAGTCTGCATAGCAGTAGTAGGCACGCCACTAGCACCTGTAAGGCTAGACAGAGGAACTGCGCGAGTATCTAGAACTGTCGATGGGTTTGGTAATGTCCCCCGCTCCCAGTAATAGATCGCTCCATTACGGATATTCATTACGAGGTCGTTGTCAAAATTATCAAACCACCAATCTCGCTGTTGTAGAACAATAGGCGCGTTGCTTCCGTACCCCCAGCTAAAAGATCCATAACCTCCAGTACCCCAACCATATCCATAAGTGGTTACGGTATAGCCAGAAGAGATGGCATATTTAGCAGTGACCGCACCTCCACCGGTTCCAGAGTCCGAACTATTGGCTACTACAGGAACAACAGCATTTAAATTTGAAGACCTTGCCGATATTTTGTAAGACGTTGCGCTTACTATTTCTGTTATTTCATAATCTTGGTCAAGCACTGCGGCTGTTATATTTCCGCCAAGACTAGCCGCTCCGCTAAACGTAACAAAATCGCCTATTGCGCGATTTGCTGGGCAGCTACTGTCTACAACCGTAATGATGGAAGATCCGTTTGTAACCGTAAACGTTGTGGTATTTGTTGTCGTACCGGCAGTTTCTAGGGGGGTTATATTGTAATAATAACCACCAGCTTCTATGTAAACGTGGCTATCTGTACCTAGAGCAAGTAAATTATCACTGTAGGAAGTGATCCAGTTAAATAACTGCCTACAAACACCAAAGAAAAAATAAGTACTAGCTTTTTCCCAACCACCTATTTTTTGTGGGTAGCCTGAAAAGAATCGAATCTTGTCGCACTCATACCAACCACCTTCGCCGGAATAGCTCGTTTGGTCGCGGTTGACCCCTGGTCTAAAATTCAGTTTGAGGAATGGCATCGATCACCTCATTAAGGCAGCTTCTGCCGCACGGCGACGGGTAAGGCCGGGAAGAACTCGACCGGCAGCTTTATTCCAGAGCATACATTGGTCTGCTGCACCATCCCAGTCCCCTGCATCAATACGTTTCTTGAACGTGGAAACCCGATAGTTCCCTAAGCCACAATTGTAAGCCCAGCTTGTCACGGCGGCAATGCGTCTTGGTAATGCAGTCTGAAGTTTGGGAGACATCTTAAAAAGCCCCCTGACAAAGTACTCAACGTGATGATCCAGCGCATCTTCACACTGCTCAATCGTCCAGATCGTGCCGGGATTAATTTCAGGGCCAGTTGCACCCCAGCCGATTGTCCAAGGATGTCCACGGGTTCCGGGGTCGGGATAAGCTGTTACACGTCCGTCAGGCAAACGCTTTGCCAGCCCTTCAAAAGGCTTAATTAATACATCCTTGCAAAGCTTCTTAGCCTCATTCACCAGATTTCTCAGCAATCAATCGGTTGACGTGTTCCCAAAGCGCGTGAATCTGCCTATCGTGGTCCTTCTCCAAGTAATCAAGCCGAGTCTTAATGGTCACGGCATAAACGGCCACGCCAACAAGCGCAACCCCCAAGAACCAAACCCTTGCGAGGGAATCGATCAAGGCTTCCACGACTACCCACCTTTGTTGTACTT